CGTTTAGCACGTTCTATCCTGTTAAGGATTTCTCTTACTACTGCGTTCTGGCCCTCTCGTACATATCCATAATGCTCATCTGCACCTGGATACCAAGATGGGCTTTCTACAGTTCTTGATTTTAAATCTTCTAAAATAATTTTACCTTCTGGTGTATTAAAAACTTTAGCATACAAGCTGTCTTTTTTCTTTTGTTCATCAACAGCTTCCATTTTGTTTTGGAAGTCTAAACCTTCCCAACCTACTTCATCAAAAGTATCTGCCATATTATCCTACCTGTGATCCCACCTGTGCTTGTGCGTTTATCTCTTCTTCTTGGGTTGCAGGCTCAACTTGTTGTTGCTGCATTTGTTGTGCTTGTTGTTGTGCTTGTTCTACCATTTGTTGTCTTTCTTCTGGGCTAGTTCGCAGCTCTGCAGGTATTCCTAATTTATCTGCAACAAAATCTGCAACTCTATCTATTCTAACAGCCATTGAACCTACAGGGCCAAGCTGTTGAATTATTTGCATCCATCCCATAGCTGTTTGTACTTCTTCGTTGGATTGTGCAAGAGCTAATGGAGAAGTTGGCTGCAATTTAACTTCAAGTCCATTAACTCTCAAAGGCAAAGATATTATTTCTTTATCGTTCATTACAGCTAATGTACGACTAACTAAAGGGAGTACAGCCTCTGAAATCAATCTACCAAATGCAGAACCCAGGTTTTGTGAAAGCTCTTTCATCCTTTCTACAATTTCGGTAGCTGATCTTGCACTCATATTATCTGGAGGTAAGCTCTCATCTAACATGATTTTTTTTACGTTCATACGCAAATCGTTTATAACTAACTGGGATAAATTAGTATCTCCAGTTCTTGGTAAAGGTTTTAAACTAGGGCCTGTAGGGCCATCATTTCTTGCTACAGGTATAATAGCACCAGGAGCTATCCTTACAGTTTGAGGATTTAACACTCCATCATCTGAAGCTGTATAGACACCTGCAATATTTAGACTTGCATTTTTTAGTAACAGCTCAACAGTTTTATTTAATGTTTTTATATCTGGTAGTGCAGTAATCAATGGGCCTCTCCCATAGATCTCTCCTGCAACTTTCATGTATCTACTAATAATCCATGGCATTGTTTCATAAGTTCTATGAACAATTTTATCTGGCCCTTTTTTCCAAATTACACAGTAGTGATAGAAACCATCATCTTCATGGTACATAGTGCTTTCATAAAGCTCTGTATATTCTTCTGGTTTTTGATCTATTATTCTTTGAAACTCTGGTGGAATTTTTGCATCTGGATATTGTTTTGCAATTACATCATTTCTAATTCTTAATCTTCTATAAACATTTTCTATAGATCCATTAGGCCCTTCTTCAAAAGCAATTAGATATTGTGGCACTGGAATAAATTTAATTGGTTCTACTTCATCTCCAGGCAGCACTAACATACAAGCTGTACCTACGCATAGATCTAATAAAAATTCTCCTATTGCTAAATCAAAATTTGTTTGTCTTAAAACAGAAAACATTTTGTCATTGATTTTATCTAGCTTAACCTGGATCTCTGATTGTTGTTCTTCTGGTACTTCATTACCTGGTTGTAGTCTTACCCATTTTCTGTATGGAGGAAATAAAGCGGATTGTATTCTATTAGCAAATCTTTGAGCAGAGTGTATGGCTGTACTATCAAAAACTTTAGACATCTTTCTTTGTCCTGGTGTTCCGCCATCAAAATAACCATCATATAAATTTCTTTGTGGAAGAGCATACTCATAACACTCTTGATAAATATCTCTCCAAAGTTCTTTCTTACCTTCAGCCTTTTTAATTCTTTCTAATATCTTTTTTGCATCATGCATAATTAACTCTTCTTGTTTCTACTAGCAAAGTTTCTTGCTGCAGCAACTGAACCAAAACCCCAGGCTTTCAATGCCAAAGCTTTTCTAGTTGGCCTACCTTTGCTATCTTTCATAGGCCCTTTCATTCCAGAAAAACGAGCAGCAAAAGATACCCTTCTGCCATCTGTTCCTTTTTTCTGTGGTCGTTTTAAATTGCTACCATCTTTTCTTTTAAAGTATTTTCTTCCCTTTTCGTTCAATCCACCTTTTGGGTTTTGATACTTTTTGGCAACCATTTAAAATATAACAGCTCCTAAAACAAAACTTATAACAGCAACTATAATGCAAGCCTTATGCATCATAGCTCTTCTTTTCCACTCTCGTGGAGTATGTCCAAATACTATCATTTTTTTTTCTTAAATCCTTCCTTCATTCGTTTATAAGCCTTCGCAGAAATTGTAGATTTAGACTTTGGTCTTGAGATCCCTTTTTTCTTACGTTGGTTTATATTGTAGTATAATCCTTTTTTAGCCATATTTTTTTTTACCAACCTTTCTTTTCATAGCGGACTTCATATCCATTTGCATTTTACCACCAGAAGCTTTCGCAAAAGCTTTAGCTTGTGCAGCTCCTTTCTTCGTATAAGCGAAGTGTCTTACCTTACCATCTTTAGTAGTTACTTTAGGCATAAATCTCCTATTGTGATTTCCTATTTCTTGGATTTCTTTTTACTTTGTTTTTTGCTTTAGACATTTCTGCTGTATCCTAAAGTTCCAGTGTTACCAAATGGTACTCCAAGCTCTGCGTCTTGCCTTCCTTGTGCAACTAACTGCCTTCTTCCTCTAGTTGCTCTAGCTCTAACTCTTCTTGAAAGTTCTTGTTTGGATCTGTTCTCTGCTCGTTCAACAGAAGCTTCTCTTGCTGAAACATCCGCCTCCACTTTTGGTGGTGGTGGTGGTGCTTTAGGTTTAGATATTATACCGCCCATATTTTCTCCTAGTTTTTTATTCTACTATACAAAACATAATCATGGCCATCTGGGCCAAATTTTTTCATTATGCCTTCCCTAGTAAATAACATAGTTTCAATCCACTTCAAAGCATCTTTATTCGTAATATCAACTGTACACTGTATGCGTTGCAGATCAAATAATCGGAAAGCATTATTGAAAAAAGCCTTGGTAGCTTTATGGAAAGGCAGGGCAACCTTTAAATTATTCAAGTCTTTGCTAGGTATTAGCCAGGCTTCTGCTACTCCTGGGAAGATATTTAGTAGGCCAAAGGAAACCACTGGCTTGCCAAAATAGTAACCAGTGTAAGAAGCATTATGAATTGTATTTTTAGCCAAGTAACTTTCATATCCAGGAATATAATCAAAATACTTTTTCTCATGATCCCTTAAATTAATCAACCACAAATGTTTAGGATGAAAATGTGTAATTTTTTTATTGACACCATCCAGGCCCATAAGCTGTTCTAGCTCATTGATTTGCAGATCTACCATAAATCAAAATCCAATTTTGCCAGAGCTGCTCTAACAATCCCAGTTTGATTTGGTCTAGTTAATCTTTTAAATTCTCCACCACCTAATAAACAATAACCCAAAGCATCTCCTACGTGGGAGTGTTGGTTTTTATTTGGTTGATCTTTAAATCTTTCCTGTCCAGATATTTGTACTCGTTTAAAATGATAACCACCTGCTAGTGATTTTCTAATTCTATTGCATCTACTATCAATTAAAAATCCAGGCTTACCATTTATTAGCCTGGTCATAGGAGCTGCAACAGCTTCACGTCTAGTTTTAAAATCATTCGTTGCAGTTGGTTTAGCCATGATGCCTAAAGTTTTTAAATGTTCAAATGCTGTTACTTCGTAGATCTGATCCCTGGATGAACCTGCAGGATCTCCCCATATTGATAAATCATATTTAGGATATTTTATTTCTATTTCTGATTTTAATATTTGACCAAATCTTTCTAGGCCCATATCAAACGTTACAAGTTCATGCAGTATATGCCATCTACCATTTCCTAATCGTTGAGCAAAAACTGCAGCAGGTGTTAATCCAAAGTCCAGGCCAATCACAATAGGAAAGCCAGGCTCTGGTTCTAATCTTTCAACACACATAGAAGCATCATCATATTCACTCCACACAGGTTTTCCATCCTGGACAAAAGTATATTTACCTTCTGCATAACATCTTATCCAATCTTTAGACTTACCTGCTAGGATCTGCGTATAGTATCCGCTTGGTAAATTATTTATATTTTCTGCAACTTCATTTTCTTTCCACCAACTACCTGCAGCAAAAGTATATCCATTAGCTTCTGGCATCTCTGGTAGATCTACATTAGAAACTTCTTTTACTCCGCCAGGCTGCTCAAAAAATTTCCATCCAAACTTTCCTTTAGGCAAAGATCCTTTTTTAGAAATATCATACCACCAATGGTCATCTTCCATTGGGTTGGTATCCATCCATACACCTCTCCAGGAAGGGCCGCCATCTGCTTTACTTGGGTATCTTCCAACTCTGTGTGTTAGTCCATCAATAACTTGTTTAGGAAGTTCTCTTGCTTCATTAACCCAAGCTCCTGTAAGTTCTAGTGATAAAAGTTTTCTTACATCTTTAGGCTGATCCAATGCTAGGAATATAACTTCACAATCAATGCCAGCAGCTCCTTCCCTGGCAGGCAACTTGATATGATGAGAGATAGGAGGCGACCATCTCATCCCACCCCAGATATTTTCTGGAAAAATCTCCTGCCAGGTTTTAATAGTTGTTGTTCTTAATTCTGGATATGAGTTTCTAACAACAACAAATCTACTATACTTAATTCCATCTTTAGGAGAAGGTTTTTGTTTTACTGCTCGCATGAAAACTTCTGCAGCACAAGCATAAGATTTACCAGATCCAACTGGCCCAACAACTCCTCTTACAAAACTATTGTCCTGGAGGAAGTCATAAACTGTTGGAGATTTTTTAAAATTAAATTTTAGATCATCCATATTAGCTCTATCAACTCAATTACTAAAAGCCCTGCAAGTAGTACAGCTAACACAGTATGATAGATATTCCAAAGCAGCCATTGTTTGTTTTTAGAATTTTTTTTAGACATTGTTCACAGATCTACATTCAAATTTTACAACTAATTTTTCTCGGTTCAATCTATCTATATCAAAATCTTCTTCATACTCTAGCAAATTTTTATAGGTTCTTTGGGCAATAGCATAACCTGCGTACACACAATCGTAGTGTGAATTAAATTGATAACCTGGGATGCTGCTTGTTGGACACTGGTTGGTAATCGTGCTGCATAGATACATAACCAAAATAAATTTCATAAACCATTCCTTCGTAACTTGTCCATATTCTGTCTATGCTTTTCTCCTTCCAAGTAAGTGAACAAAGCATTTATTCTTGTGTCATCTTCAAGCCTTTGTCCATTAAACAAATGCCGAAGTTCAAATTTTCTCAATCCTATCCTGGTCGCCAGTTTCTGGTCGTTGGTCGCTGTCGTCAGCATCAATGCTGTGATCCTGTCCACTTCCTCCCTGGTCATCCTTCTTCTTGGCATATTTCATTTCCTTAATTTCTACCTTATCTGGGCCTTCAATCTTTATACCAATTACAGCAGGTTTATCATCATCTGATTTCTCCTGTTCTAATAATCCTGCCGCTTTGGCTACAGTTTGTAGAGATCTAATTTTATCATGCATCTCTACTTCAAAGTTACTGTTTTCTTTTCCATATACCCTTATCTTCTTAATGGATCTCAAAGCTTTCTGTGGTATTTCGTTTATTTCCTTTAATCGGATCTTGCCATTTTCCCAATCAATAATATCGGTTATGTTAGATGTTGATAGATCCACAAGCTCCTGGGCTACTGCGTCTTTGCTATGGTCTATGATTTCACTACGTTTGATCCTTTTCTGGATCATTCTTACACCGCCATATTTAACTACTGGGTGTACTGTATCTGCTTTAGTCTTTGCCATGTTTTTCTACCACAATCTTTTTAACATCTGGGTGGATTAGATAATCCAAATCATTCTCATCTTCCAAATAGAAGAAAAACGATTTTA